AGTCGTCCTGTTTCTTGGTCGTAGTGTAGGTGAGTAGCAAGACCAACATCACCTGTATATCTAGACTTAAGGACACGTACCTTCGTAGTCGAGGCGACCATAACATCATCTGACTGCTGATTACGCTCTAAGCTTATCACACAATCGCTTAACTGTGCAATAGATTGTGAGCCACGTAGATGATTTAATGCAGTCTCAATACCATTCTCATGACCTCGATCACCTTGAGTGCGTCGAAGGTGTGACACAAGAATCATACCACAGCCTGTCTCTTCTACGAGAGTTCTAAGCCTGTGCATAATCATATCAATAGCTTTGCGTTCATCAGGGTCGTCCGACAAAAGAACTAGCATGTGAAGGTGATCAAGAACAATCCACTTACAATCACAGCCGATGATCATGTAGCGAAGCTTACTAAAAACACTTTCAAGATCGTTCATGCCGAGGTGTCCATAAACCCAAACACGATCTGTGTTTTCGCCGCCAAACATTTCTTGGTGCATTTCTTTTAGATCGTTGTCATTAAAAAGATTACGAACACTGTCAAGGTGGAGACGGGCGTCGGCTTCGATAGATAGGATTCCATCAATAGTTCTTTGCCAGTTCTCTTCGAGGGCCATAACACCCACGTTATCTTTAGTCTTTTTAATAAGCCAGTGTTCTAGCTCACGAGTAACGCTAGACTTACCAAGGCCTGTGCCGCCCGTCAATGTTACTAGCTCACCAGCACGAAGACCTTCTAGCTTTTCGTTCAGTCCTTCCCAAGGGAAAGGCACAGAGTCTTTTCGTGTTCTCGTAAGATAACTTTCTAAGTTGTCAGAGACATTAAGAACGCCTGAGGGTGTATACTTCTTAGCGTTCCACCAGCTGTGGACATAGGCCTTATGTTGTCCGGCCCGTAGCATATCGTTAGCATCTTTATAGTCAACAGGGACTTCCATAATCTTAGCTTTGCCGGGTCGAAGAAGTCTAGCTACTTTCTTTGCGGCATCACGTCCATGTTGATCGTTGTCAAAATTAATAATAATATTATCAAAAGATTCTAAAAACTCTAGATTTTCTTTGACATCACGGTCTGCTGATTGTGCGCCGTTGCGAATAGATACAACGGGCCATTGAGAACCCATAAGTTCGTAGGCCGACATTGCGTCTACCTCACCTTCGACAAGGGTCACATACTTACCACCGCTCTGGAACAACTGCTGGCCGAACAGTCCGCAATTTTTAGCGTCTCCACGCCAACTAAAAGCTTTGTTTTCTTTGCGTACTTTAGTTCCTACCTCATCGTTGCCAGAATAATAAGGGTATATATGCTCTACGATCTGGCCTGTAGAGTTTTTAACAGACCGAACTCTGTACTTTTTTGCTGTTGCTAAGCTGATATTTCTATCAGAAAGGGGATAAAATTCTCCTTGATTTGTATTCATGGGTGTCTTCTGAAAGTTAGTGATAGAAGTCACGTTATTTTCTTCCTTTGGTTTAGGAACAAAAACTCCGCAGCTGAAACATTTAATTGAACCGTCGTCGTTAACAGCTGCGCAGTCAGAACCCCCACACTCAGTGCAGGGGACATGGGTTTGAACAAAAGACATATTAGTCCTCTACTAGTTCAGCTTCCTCAATAAAAATAGCATCTTCGGAAAGATACTCTTGTACTTTAGAGTGCAATGCAACCGATGCTGCTTGTGCAATAACTACTCGATCTTCAAGACTTCGAACATCTTGTTCTGCTAACACTAAAAGCTGGAAGGCCTTTTGGCCCTCCGGTGATAGAAGAGTTACATCATACGTTGTGTCCTCATGGACATAAGTGATACTACTCATTAAATTTCATCTCCTTCTTCTTCAATGTCAAACTCAGCACCGTCTGGTGCATCGTATTGAATAAGGTCTAGAACTTGCATGGCTTGAAAATCTAAACCTTTAAAGTCTTGACCGTTCCACTGTGTCTCCCACTCTTTGAACTGCACTTTTACATGGGAACCATTGCCAACTGTTACGTTAATTTCACGCTTGCTTTTGTCGTAAAGCTTTGGTGCTTCTCGAATCATTCCACGAGGACCATCAACTTTACGCTTGATAATAAGCGCCGGACCTTCATCCATATCTTTCACTGTAAATCCACGATTGCGAAAACTATTAGCTGTCTCGTCATCGACTACGAGGTTAACAGAATACGCTGGTGTGTACTTAGTGTTTGGTGTAGTTACAAACGACCAGTACGCTCTGCCTTCAAGAACTGCCATGTTTATCTCCTGTATAGATAATTAATAAAGTTTGGTATTTGCTTGAGGATAAATTCCTCGGTTAGTTCGACACCTTGATCGACTGCCTCCATCTTAATCCATGTTTGCATCATTGTCAAGACGACATCTGCTGGTAAATGTACGCCCAGCATCATAGCAAACGCACGGGCAATTACATCTTCTATTAGTTCATCATCGGTTAGTCTATTATATTCATGCACCTCGCTCTCACTCTGTTAGGGTTGCTGTTAAGAGAGTATTAAGTTTAACAGTATCTAAAAGATAGTTAAAATCTTCTGCTCCCAAGTCTGAAGACATTGTAATAGCGCCATCGGTTTCTGTCAATAGTATAAATGTACCATGTGTATTATTACCAACCTCTTGCATAATTTTATCTACAGCTCTTTCTATTTTAGAAACAAGTGTACTTTCTGTTGGTTTGTCTTTGCCAAAATCTCCTGTAACAACCTTCATAGATTTACCTCTTTTAATAGTCGTTCAATATACCATTTACATTTTCTAAGATCTTCAATGGGCTTGCCTTTGTAGTCGTAGCGCCACAGATACTTAAGCGCATTGCCTTTAAGATAACCTCTAAACTCATGCTCTGGCATAGAGGCTTTAATAGCTTCGATGGCTTCGACAGCCCCCTTGTTGTAGTGGTCGGGGCGTGTAACAGGGTCAGGACTTTTCCGTATTGAAAGATCATTTAATTTTTTCATTGCATCCCACTGATCAGGACTAGCATTATCTATCGACATTAATATTCTCCATCACGAATTTTCTGCAAGATATCATAAGTTTGTTTATAACTCAAGTTTAATGCTTCAAGACCTTTGAGTATTGCAGAATAATCTGGGCTTTCGCTGCAGTATATATTTATAAACACAAGATCTGAAATAATTTCCTCAACATCGGTTGCTTCAAGCATGGTATTCTCCTATATAATATTTACATAATCATCGTTGATAATTGTTTGTACATGTATATAACCTTCGGGCCAGTAAGTATAAGACTCTTTAAGTGCTTTTGCTGTCCTATGTACTGATGCTTCAAAGTGTTCAAACATCCCCAGCTCTTCTTTACAATACCAAAAAGGAATGCGCAAGACTGGCTCAGCTGGTCCGTGTTCCTCGTAATATACTACAATTTCTGCGTCGTTACCAACGGGACCATCGTTACCAAAGTGTTTTGAATGTTTGTTTTCTGGTTGTTTCATAAAGACATTCTCATATTAGCATCCGCATGTCGTTGCTCATCAGCCCTAACATAACGAATCATTGTGGATAGTGTTGCCTCTGGACCAAGACCATAATAATTACGGGCAGAGCTTGGACAACAAACATCTTCTACTTGACCGCTTTCTACAAGATTTAAATATTCTGTATAACTATTGACTGCCTCCTCTTCAAAGTATGCTACCATTCGATGCGCTGTTTTATAAGAAATAATATAAAGAACTAAATAAAAATGCCAGAAAATAAACTGGGCCGCTGTGATTAAAAACCTTTCAAATTTATTTGGCTGTGCAATCTCTAAGAAAAACATAAGGTGCATGCGCTCGTTCTTAGCTTCTTCAAGCATCTGATTTATATAAGGATCATAGCCCCGTCGAAGCCGTCGTAAACTTTTAAGGTGGAGCATCATGCCAGCCACCATAGCTGGGACAGCCGCTACTGTTTCAAGAACTACAGCACGATGCCCATATCTTTTTGCAAAGAAAGTATCTGCTGTCCATTTAAAAAAGCTCGTCATGCCACGAGCAAAAAAGTCTTTCATCTACACCTCCTTTATCAGTGCTACTACTAACATAAAAAATGATATGCCGTTTAACATTATCAATGCCCTGTCTCGCCAGATAACGGACACCCAAGTCCATAAAGCTATTCCTATCGTGCCAAACATAAGGTCGTATATTCTATACTCTGGTCCAGCAGAACGCAAGGCTAAACTACAAAGAACTACAATAGATGCAACCCATTTTAAATACCAATCAAAGTTAGTAGGATACCAGTTTCTATCGGGCTTGTTGCGACCCAGAGCGCGAACTGCTGGGTCTCCTCGTCCTTCATTACTCATTATAAATCACTAGGCCAAGCAAGAGTTAAATCAGATTTATAATAACTGATTATTGAGTCTGTAATAAGAGATAAAAACTCTCGCTGTTCTGCTGTTTCTATCTTTTTAAATATGTTTAAAAGCCCTGCGCCTGTTGTGGTAAAAGGAAGGTACTCAATATCCAGCTGTCGTGCGGCCTCCTGAAAATCAGGAAGCTCCCAGTCCATTGCTTTTAAAATATCTGCAGGAAAAATACAATTATTATTCATGATGCTAATTATATCTGATACATCGTCCACTTCAATATCTGAAGCTAAAACATATACATCGTTTTCTATGTGAACATTAGCCATATCATGCCGCCTTTAAATAGTTACGAAGGGTTGAAATAGAGTCTTGCTGTCGCTTGAACTGAACCGAAGCAAGTGTGTTTTTGTTACGGACATTGTCAGCGTGAGTCGTATAATCCGTTACGGCGTTATATGCAGCCCACTCTGTATTGCCTAGTCGAGGAACATAAGTATTACAATAAACATTCCACAGATAATTATAACCTGAATTATTTCTTTTAAGTG